ACCTGTGAAAGACAAAGAAATATCGCGACCTGTTATTACTGTGGTTGCCATGATTCTCCTTTATGCGGTTTGTGTGTAATAGGTAGAAACTCGAACATCTGCAATAAGCAGAGTACTCGCTCCAACTGTTTGAACTGTAGGTCGTTCGACCGAACTGACGATGTATCCTGCTGGAATAACTGCCAGAACACTTAGAATAAGTTGCTCAATATTATCCAGGCTTGCTGGATTTGAGTTGTAAGCAACTGCGACTGTAATTGTCATATTGATCTTCGTGCGAATAGTAGATTTGCTGATTGTTTCTAATTCCAGGTATGGGCTATCTGGCACGACCACAACTGCTGGCGGAATTACTGATTCAGGTACAAATGAATAAACGTTTCCTGCAACTGTGCCAAGTGCTGTTGCTAAAGGTTGTCTAATTGAAGATAGAATTGTTGATGCTGGCACTATTGAGCCATACTTTCAACATCTATAAATGCGCCTAATATTCCAACGCATCTGTTGAATAAACTTCTGCCCATTCTAAACGGCGTCGCGGTGAAATCTACGCCTTCAATCTGACCTCCTCCTGCAAGGCGAGATTGGAATACTTCTAAAGATACTACGAATACTGCTGAGCGAACTGGTTGATTGCCAACATAAGTTGATGCTGAAGATAAGGTTGCAGTTCCGGATGGGATGATATTTGCGCTCGCCACATCTGCGTTTGTAATGGCGCATGAGAATGTATATTGTCCAAGATTATCTTCCAAGATTGTGCGTGTTCCATTGTAAGGTGCTCCGCATCCTGCGATAACGACTGATTGTCCTGCTGTAAACTCATGAATGCCCAAAGTTGTAAATGTTGCTACGTTGTCTGTTAGTGATGCCTCTTGAACTGGGCTCTTAAATGAAACTAACATTGGAAGGATCACGCCTTCTGCGGTATCAATAATTTCGTTTAAATATGTGTCATTGTATAAGGCAGAAGACACGCCAAGCACTGCTCTTAACTCACTGGCAGTAATAATTGCTGGCATGTCTTCTCCTTAACTCCCATTACAAAGATGCCGGAGATCGGGAGCAACCCCCGGCACTATTTGATTTAGGCTACTGATAATTTGCGGAATGCTGATGGGTAGCGGTTAACTACTGCTGCATATCCGTAAAGACCAATTTCCACACGACCATTTGCAACGATGTTCGCACGAATGTCAAAAAGGCTTGACTCGTGGAATCGCATTGCTGCTGATGGGTAAACTAATGCGTGCTTAGCATTGGCATTATCACCTGTGTAGTTAGGATCTACAACTAGGTCAAGTCCTGCAACTGTTCCTGCTGTTGAACCTTGTGAAATTAAACCAGCCGCATTTTGTGGTGCTGCTGCTGCAAATAGTGGACGACCATCTGCAACCGCTCCAAGTAATCCAGCGAAGTCAATGCCATTTGTCCCACCTGAAGGAGCAACCATCAAGCGGTTTGGTGTGAAGCGCATAACGCCATAAGCATCTGCAATTCCATCAGCAATTGCTGCATAGATTGATGCACCTGATGATCCTGCTGCTGCCTCTGATGCAATCTTTGCTGCGTAAGCATCTGTCTTTTGTGCGTAAGATGCAGCAAGTTCACGAATTAAAAGATCCAAGAATGATGGGTCTGAACGATCCAAAACTTCTTGGTTAATTACGTTTGCGCCAGCAAATTTAACGATGTTATCCTCTTGGAAAGAAACTGCAGTGTCTTGTGATGCGTACTCAACGCCTTCTGCTGTTAATCCAACAATTGCTTGATTTCCAAGTACTGGAGTGTAAATCTTAAGGCCACTTGTAGGGAGCGGTGCACGCTCGATGCTATCAATAAACGGCCTTGATGAATCAATTACTCCGATTACATCGCGTAGGTAGTTAGGTGGCACCATTCCGGTGTTCTCTGAAACTGTACCAATTGCTAATGCTGCGATTAGATCACGTGCATCTGTGTCGCCTTGTACTGATTTGATTTGTGCTGCTGCGTATTGTCCGGCTGTAATGTTTAGATCAACGCGTGGCTTTGTGTATGCAACGTATTGAGCATTTACAACTGGAGTTAGTGCCGCTTCTACCGCTTCGGTCGCGATAGGAGCCTCAGAAATAATTTCTGACACTTTGTCCTCCTCTTTGGTTGTTTCCTCAGCGGTTGCTTCGGAATTCTCTGTTGTGCTTGCTGCGACTTCACTTACTCTCGCAGAATCGATTGCTGGCTCTGAAACCAAACTTACTTCCTGTAAAGAACTTTTTTGAATGCGTAATACGCCTTCTACATTTTTCCACTCGTTAATTTTTACGCCAACACTAAATCCGTCCCTGAGTCCAGTAGCGGCCTCCTCGAGCGCATCATCCGCAGAAAAAGTTTTAGCAAGACGAAACGTGGCTTCTAAGCCTGAGTTTGTAGGGGTAATTTCGATAAGTTTGCCCAAAGGTCTTGTTCTGTCATGCTCCATCAAAAGTTTGACGGGCTTTGAAAAATCAATTGAATCTTTTTCAAATATGGTTAATCCTGCGCTTGTTGAACCTTGCTCATCCCAACTTACAATCGTTCCAGATATGGTTCGTTTGTTTGTGTCGGCTGCAGTGATTGTTATTGGGAAATTAATCTTCATCGGATTAAGTCCTCCTCTTCTTGTATTTGTTCGATACTCATAGCACCGATGCGGTTTAGGATTTCGTAAACTTGTGCACGCTCCAATGCTGATCCACGTAGGAAATCATCAATATCAAATCGTGTTTCGATTCCGTTAGGGCAGAAGTCTGCCTGGCTTAGACGTTGCTCAATTGCTGTAAGGATTGGACGAAGTGAAAAATCAATAAGTGCTTTGCGCTCTGCAGTCATATTGGAATATGTCATAGATGTAGTTTCAGCAGATACAAACGAAGCCGGAATGCCTGAAGCCCTGGCTATTTCTAAAGCGAGGTATTGTCGTGCTTCATTGAGTTGAAGTTTGGCAGGATCAAATCCAAGTGCTTGCAATTCTACATCGGCATTTAAGAATGCAGTTGATCTTGTTTGACGGCTTTGTGTCCATGAAGATAATAATCTTGAAATACGCTCTGGAGTTAAGTTTGTACCATTTGATTTTAAAACCATTTGTGGCATTGGCTCTTTTGCGTACATCTCTGCAGCCTTTTCTAATTCTGCTGCTGCTTTAATAGTACGACCTGCACGATTTAGAATTCCCTCATCTAATCCGTTGAATACAATTAGAGATCCCAAACCAAATGGCGGTACGCGCTTTCCATCTACTGTGTAATAATCGATTTCAGTTGATAACGCATTTAAACTTGCAAATACTCTGTTTGGTGCAATTCTTGTCCATGCACGAATGCGTGAAGCATCTGTTGATGCATAAGCATCCATTACCATTCCATAAGCAACTCCGTAAAGTAATAAATCTTCGGCGATCCATGCATATATTGCTGAACCAGCAACACGTGGGTCTGGTTGCATAATTACTCGGTTTGGTCTTACGTGTTCATTTGTAAAGTGATTGTATTGCTCAAGTGGTAATGATCCAATTGTTGAGCAAATAATGTTTCTGGCACGTGCGCCGGCAGGTACTGCCATGTACGCTTCACGTGATGCGGTTGTAGTTCCAAAGAGAATACCGCCAACTAATTGCTGCGCGTTGTAAGGTGCAAGTGATGCCGCTACATCTGTCGGATCAATTGTTTGTTTTGCTGTAAAACGATCGAATAGTCCCATTGGCGTAAATTATACCTTATGTCTGACTTATCCGATTTGTATGTCAACCTCTGTTTCCACTTGTGTCGCAAAGTAGGAAACCAGGGCAGTTGCAACGGCTGCACACACTGCAACTCTTGATGCTCTCCTGCCAATAATCCAGGCTCCATCGCCATAGGGCAATCTTGCAGCAGATAGCACTTGTTGTGTTAATTCTTCTTGATCCCCATGCTGTAAACGATGGCTGTTAATCGCTCCAAGCCATCGGTCGCACGATTCTGAATATACCGCCCCATCCATATCAGTTGTGGGAATTCCGGCTTGTTGTAAACGGCTGGCAACGGCTGCTGCTGTTCTTTTGCTGTAAGCAATCGTTTCCACCTGGTATTTGCGATAATACGGGGCAACATCGTTGGCAATTGCTAAATCATTTAATGAAAAGTCATTTGACCAGGTATGCAATAGTTGCACGTAATATCTTTCCCCTGGCATTCTTTGTGCAGCGACTAATGCGCCAAACTTTCGATCCGGACTTAAATCTAATCCCATCCACATAGTCTTTTCTGGATCTAGTGGAATTGGATCAATTGCGCATGATTGCCATTTTTGTGCATCCACGACTGAATTGATTGTATCAACCCATTGACATAAAACTTCTGTGCGCACAATATCCGGCGGATCATTTATTACGGATCGAAGATTATCCTCATGGATTGTTATACCTAAAGATGGATTGGCTTGAGCGAACGCATCCCAGTTCGGCTCACCCGACGGAAGGGTAATAGGAGTGTTTGGTTCAGCACTCCATTCAAACCAACCAATATCATCATTTGCACCACCTGCTGCCGCTAATGCTCTGGATCGTAAAGAGTTTAATACGATTGAATGTTGATCGCCAGCATTTGAATAAACCCATGTCTGAGGATTCTTTGCGCTGATCATGGTGTATCTCATCGATGACCAGGCATCTTGATCTTTGTACTCTCTCAATTCATCCATGTGGATAGTTTCAGGCTTGCTGATACCACGCGATGCGTTATTGCTTGCCTTGATTACAATTCTTCGATTGCCTTTGAGTTCTAATTCTTCTGCACCATGTTGCCATCGGATCTTTTTTACTTCAGATGCAAGTTTGTCGTTTTCTTCAATCAGGGCAATTATCTGCCTAAAGGTTTCCAGGGATGTTGTAAGCCTGTGAGCAGATGCTAGTTGCAAGCCTTCTCCCCATACGTAGGCTCCGGTCAACATACGAAGCATCATGAATGTAGACTTGCCATTCTGACGTGCGATGACTAGGCCATTCTCAGAATGATGCCAACGCCCATCAGGCTTGACCTTGTGCCCATGAATCGCCACAAACTTCTGCCATTCCATAAGAGGGATACCAACCTCAGCCGCGAAGTCAATCATCTCTTGGCCTTTAGACGGCAAATCATTAAGTTTGGAGTGAATACGTGGAGTTTGCACACCTCCTATTTTCGATCCAGTCTGATTCAAAGCGATCTGGTCTGATTCAGTCATGTTTAATCTGATCCAAAAGGATCGTGCCCGATCGAGGTGTTTCGTCGGTTAGAAAGATCAATGGGGGTCGGTGGTGTCCTTCTGCTCACAAAAAAACGCCCCCCCTTGCTGTAATTACATCTTTGGCATGCAGCAACGAGATTATCATCGCTATCTAATCCACCTAGTCTTCTAGGTATGACGTGGTCTACTGTATCAGCCTCTTGAGAGCAATACTGGCAAATGAATGAATCCCTACGCAGAATACGTTCTCTAGTTTTACGCCATGTCCTTGTGCCTACGCCTTGCTTAGCCATCAATACCAGCCCTTCTTCTTATGAAAGGCGAGCGCATTACATGCTGTGTGATGTCTGTGTTTAATATATTTCAAGCCTAAATCAATTTGAGTATATGGATCCTTAGTCTTTGTTTTAAGCAGTTGTGCTATTCCATACGCACTTGACTTGGGATTTTTTGCTGTTGGCAACCATCTTGACTCTCGGTACCAAAGATCACTTAAACAATAGAATTCTTTAAAGTTGTGATTTAACTGCATGAATGCGTACTGCTTGTATATGTTTTTATTTGCTGCTTGTACTGGCTCTAAGGCTAGTAATTGGCTCACAATTATGAGTATCCCAATTAGGTGCCACCTTGCGAGCCATCCCCTACGGGGCTCGCCTTTTCGCCCTTGAGGCGAATGTCTTCTAAAGGTTATCATATGTAGTCAAGTCCTTTCACTAAAAGCCCAGGTCAGACGGCGTGTCGCTACTCTTTACATGCACCGCATTTGTTGTATTCCATTTTCCATCCACCGCATAACTGGCATCTCTCTATCTGCTTATCCATAATATCCTCCTCCAGCCTTGCACCTTTGCGATAACACTTTTGGCATTCAGCGATAACTACTCCTGGCACTGTATCCCACCCATGTTCTATCTCAAATATTGTGGGTTTCTTACAGGCATTACATTTCATCATCGCGGCTTCAATCATGGCTTAGCACCCCATCCACTACCCTTAAAGATCGCCGGTGTTGGTGTAAACACCTTTCGCATTACTGATCCGCATGTATTGCAAAAGGGAGCATTGTGGTCTATTGCTAAATCAAACTCAGCAACTACTCCCTCACGCAAACACTCGTAATCGTATTTAGGCATGATGGCCATAATCGATTCTGTTAATAACCCCGCAACCTACGCATTTAAGTAAACCCTCAACATGCACCATTCTGGGATCATTACACATATCGCAACACTCATTGAGCGGCACGATGTCTGGTACTACTGACCCATCAGAATGAAACTTTATGCGTACGCCCCCAGGCTGGATTATCTCTAACTCGCCCATTTATTTATCCTTATCTGGATCTGGAAAGTAAAACTTGCCATTACTTGTGGTCTTTGCCCAGTAAGGTTCACATTGGTCGGCTTTACTTTTCTCTACACATACATATCCCAAGAATGGCCGTCCTGTTTTAGATGTGCCTTCTTTACGTAGCATTTGACCATGTTTGCAATCAAAAGATTCTGATACTTTCTCAGCATTTAACTCTTTGGCAACATCCTCAACCGACCAGGCAACGGGTGCCGGATCTTCTAACTTAGGTGCTGACCAATCAGTATTACGTAAAGCGTTAACTACTGCAGCAGTCCTGGTTCCAGGTGCTCCGTATGTAGGCTTGGTCCACTCGTTATTGCCTTTGGCTACTCGTTCCATTTCCACTTGAGATGGTCTTGCACCTTTTTTGGCGTAAGTCCAGTTAGCAAGCGCACGACCAAGCGCACTGCTTTCAGACAACTCGCAAGCAAATTTATTAAAACCTGAAGTTGTTTTCGTTTCACTCGCCCACCCAGTCGATACTGGATGTTGATCAGCCTCAGTTCTAAATAACCGAGCCACAAATACATATTCATCGCTCGGAGCGTTAGCGGCGACAACTCGCTCGGTTTCGATCCGCCCGTCTGGGCAGTCTTTCCAGAACTTCGATAATCTTTCTTCGACTGTTTCATAATCCTCCAAATTAAAAGCCATAATTTATCTCCTGTTTTCCTTGTCGGTATTCCTGTTGTGCACGAAGATCCCAAGTGCTCCCATCATGCCAAGCCTCCACGTAGTGTCGGCATTTGTCGCAGTACGTTCTCTCGACCCCGTTTGAACCTTTACTGATCCATGTAGCAGGGTTTTGACCTTTGATTGTATGCGCTCCATACTGCGCTTTACAGTATTCACACCACACACTCCTATTAGAATTTTTCGTAATCATCGTCTATTTGACCTTGCAGTACGTCTTCAAAGAATGCCAAGTAAGCGACTGAATCTGCAACACTGTCGTGATGTGATGGAGTTTCAACCAACCTAGCGATCTTGAGCCCGACCATGCAAAGTACAACTTGGTGCGCTGTAATTGGCATGTCGAGAATACCTGACCAGATGTCTGCAATACGTTTGTGGTTGGTATATGGAGATCCATAAATTCGACCTCGATCTTGTGTGAGTATTCTTGCTTCATCAAATAACTTTTCACGATTATCGGACATTGGTACGCACGACCTTTTGGCCTTGTTCATAGCCAGCACGCCAGGCTTCATCCCATAATCTATTTTTACGATCTTCCCGCCAAGCCATAAATAGGAAAACCGCAAAGGTGCTAAAAATGACGATTGCTACCGCCATCTGATCACTTATATTGCTCATTTGTTTGCTCCCGATCTCCAGGCTCTTTGCCTGTTGGGATTAAGTATGTGCTAGATCAGCGACAATCTCGATAGGTGTATCGGTGTGTTAGATAACAATACTGTTATCAATAACATCAATGGCATCATCAATTGTGCGTTCTTTGTAATCTGTTTCCCTAGACATAGGATTTGCCTAAAGCAGTAAATGAGCCATCCTTGTTAATTGGGATAAGCGTAGGGGTCATATTCTTGCCATCCCAGTCCAGAATTACGATGCCCATAGCCCAGTTAGCAATTCCCTTTGTGTAAGATGCTTTGGCTTTGTTCATGAGATTACCTGCCTCTATACCCCAAATCGTCCTGTAATTGGCTCCTAAGCCCTCTGTGTAGGCAGACATACCCAATTTGTGCGTGTGCCCACAAACTACGCTCTTTCCCGCCTTTTTGGCAAGATTTAAGGCAGTTATGCCTGGATTGGGGTTTGTGTTGCCTTCATCGCCATGTGCCAATATCCAACCCTTTTCAAACTCATAAAAGGTTTTATGGAATTGAATGCCCATAGTTTCAAACTGCATGAATTTTTCGTACTGCAATTCAGGTAGGCTGATTAAGCCAGGCACTTTTAATAAAGTGTTGTATAGGCGATCAGTATGATTAGAACGGACAATATGAGCCTCTCGAGCGTGCTCGGTAAGATCCCAGAGAATCGACTGAGTAAGTTCACGATCCCTGTGTAAAGTCTGCTCATAAGCCAAAGGTGTTTTTTCAGCCCAACGACTGATTGTTTGAAAATCAATCTCATCACCGACATTAAGTACACTGTCGAACTTCTCCCGTCGTGCTAATTTAATTACGTTTTTAACTGCTTGCTCATGATGAAATGGAATTTGTAAATCGGAAATTACCAAGTATCGCTTCAGTTATTTAGTCCTCGTCCTCATCGTCGTCATGGAATGGGGTTATGTCGGTATCGGCTGTTTGTGGAATGAGCCAATCCGGCATTGTGTTTTTATTGTCCATTAAACCCAAAGCCACTTCTACGCTGAAACCAGCCCGGCGAAGCGACTGATACCAACAGTGCAACGCAATGGCATGCATGTCCAACGCAGTCGTTTCTGTACGAGCCACGCTTCTGCGAACATGTTTGACTGGCTTCTTTTTGGCTGCCATGTTTTAAATTATCGCTCTAGAAGAATGTTGTAGATCTCATCGACACGCTGATTAAGGCGTTTAATTTCAGTCAATAAATGACTAATAACATACCCGGCAAATCCGCCTAGTATGCCAATCGTTGCGATGTACAGTGTGAAAAAATCCTGCTCGGTCATGATTTAGTTGTTATGCCGTAATCACTTTCAGATCCTGATTTTGGATCTAATGCTTTGACTAAAGGTGCTATAAGTGCGCCAAGCAATACTGCGTACTCTGGTCGCATATCTCCAGCGATTGCTAAGGCAACTGTAAGTCCAGATGCTGCTACTGCTCGCAGATAAGATTTGATTGCTGCTTTATGTTTCTTGCTTAGTTTCATGCTTTACCTCCGAGAAGTGGGATGTCGAAAAACGATCTGTCCTGATCTCCCGCAGGGCTAAAGGAAATATGGATGTGCGACTTGTGTGGGTTAAATCCTTTGTAAGTCCGGTATTTCCAATTACCTTTAACAGATACAATTTTACCATCAAAGATTATGTAATTGATGCGTTTGCGCTTATCTGCTTTTGCGTAAAGTCGTAGTTGCTCAACCAGGTGAACTGGTAAACCTTTGACTTTACTTAAATCTTTGTCCACATCGATAGCGCGAACCACGCCCGTATCGCTAGTCGGATTGTGGTCGGATTTAGATTGTGAGTGCCTAGCATCGCCAATCCAACCATCAGAAGAACGATCCCGATCTGGAAAACAGTCATCAATCTGCTCTCTTAATTGAACCGCAGACTTACTAAGCCAGGGTTTCATTTAGGATAAAAGAAGTTTTGCTTCTTCTGCAGTAATGCCCAAGCGTGCAAACAATTCAGCCCTCGCATCAACCTTAGCCTCTGCCTCTGCCTTTTCTGCTTCAACCTTTGCGCAGTGTGCTTCATACTCTTTAAATTCAGCGGCTGTCATTTCACGATCAATAATTTCGTCTGTTTCAGTATTGTGGATTCTGATCATTGGTTTAGTCATTATTTTACTCCGTAGATTTTAACTGTTCCTGCTGAAAACGAACCTGAGTCTGCTGAGACTGTTAGTGAAGAAATTGCCGATGTTGAATTAAAAAATCCAAATTGATTAAAAGTATAACCAGTGGTTGAATTTAAAAAACCACCAGTGTTTTGGACAACTTTAGTTGCATCGGTTGAAGCGTAATTGGAGATTAAAAGCGCAACTGTGTTAGCACCATTTACTCCGCCACCTTCGTTCCAACGTGGCGTTAAATTGCTGATTCCTTGTACATAACCTGATGATACTTCACTAAATGTTTTAGTAGCATAGAATCCTGTGGTTGAACCATTAAGTCTCAATTCTCCGCCCGATGGACCTGTAATTCCATAGACTAAAATTAAAAGGTTTATATAATCTCCTGAAATTGAACTGATTGTGGTGCTACTGCCTGAAAGAGTTGTAGTTGATAATAAAGTCATTCCACCAACAGCCGCAGGAGTTGCCCACTTTAAACCAGTGGCAGTGGTGCTATCGGCAGTTAAAACTTGATTGTTTGTACCTACTGCAAGACGTGCCGGAGTATCTGCTGCAGTTGCAGATATTAAATCACCTTTAGCATCGACAATTGCATTCTGGATTGCGTTGCTATCGTCTAGCGCAACCCATGTAAAATCCATGTCCGTGCCTGTGGCTTTAGATAATACCTGACCAGTTGTGCCACCTTTAAGATCAACCAAAGAAGTATCAATTGCTCCAGCAACTGTTCTTATAGCGGCTGCGCCATCTTTTACCAGATCGGTATCGTCTGGTGTTTCCCATCCAAAATTTGTTGTGTTTGCCATATTAGGCTACTGCTCCAATCGCATTTTCCCATGTAAGTATAGCGGATAAAGTGTTCCATGACTCGGATGCTGATACATCCTCCCATTTTATTGCTACCTGACTGAACTCAATCGGGCTTAGATTGATAGTCAGGAATAATTGGTTGAAAGCGGTGCTCCATGACCAGCCTTCTACATAACCCTCAAATTGTTCAGTTTGGGCTATCTGTACAGGTAAATCTGTGATCTTAATTGGTTGACCTACAAAGATGCCAAGCAAAGCATCTCGATCGCTATCATCTAATTCTGGATTGGTAATAGGAAATGTGATCTGCTCAAAGAATGCACGTGGAAAGGCTCTTAATGCAATATAACGATCTGCTACATCTTGAGCATCCGATGCATCGTGAATCAAAGAGTTAATTGTTTCTGACTTATATCCATATAACTCGATTGATTGTAAATTCTCTGCGGATTTTGCAGATCCAAAGTTGTTGCCATAATTGATTACAATTTGATTTCTAATATCGCCGGATCTAGTAATTGTGCCCAATCCAGAACCAATTGCAGTATTGGCTGAGATTTCGGTAAACCCATTATTGGCTAGGTAATTTTGACGATGTTGGGTATCTGCATACGAGATGTTGCCACTTGAATCTTCGTATAAAACTCCAAAGGCTGAACTGGCAATGGCCGATGCTATGTTGTAAATTGTATCCTCATTTGATGATCTGTTTTCCATCTCATAAACACCTGGACGATCAATTTCACCCAACCCAATATTCTCAGCATTTGACCAAGTTATTGTTGGATCATAGGCAGCCCAAGTTTGAGCAGCGGATACTTCATTCCATTCATTCAGAAAAAGGTTGTACAAAAGATCATAAATCTGATCGCCGTCAGTATCTCGTGCCAATACTCCAGTTGTTATGATTTTAGCCAATTTAGCCAGTGAACCCATCGCTATAATCTGATAACTAAATACTGTACCTACAGATCCCGTTGCCCCCACCGAGGTAGTTATGTCTGTGATATTTCCGCCAAAAATTGTTCTATAACTTCCAGTGCTGTCTTTAATTTGTAAAGAAACACCATCGTTAACTTTTAAATCGTAATTATCTGCTTCTCCTGAAACCAAAGTTAAATCAATATATGATGGGTTTGGTTGTTGATAAATATCATCCCGACCAGATGCGTGAGATATCTCTGCAATTGCTACGTTGGAATAATTAACGCCATTAACCAGCAATCGCCATTCAGGCGTAAAGTTGCTCATTATTGAAGTCGTCTAATACTTGCTGGATCTAGTGATGGGATTGATCTGGCAGATGATTGGCTTAATACCTTTGCGACTGCTCTTGCTGCGCCTTCTGAATCCACTGCTTTGATTGTAATGTTATTAACTATTCTGCCAGTTGGGTTTCTATCCAAAGCAGTAGGTGTTGGCACGCTAGGTGTTTGACCAAGCATCGATCCAGTAAGTGATGGGTTTGGAATGTATCCAATATCTGCGCCTGGATTGATTATGTTTACGGCCCTAATTCCTTGATTTGCAAATTCTACTAATGCTCCAATTGCTTCTCTAATTAAGGTGATAAAACCCTTAATGTTTCCAGCAACTGCTTCAATATATACTCCAAATTTGTAAAAACCTGAACCGGTTTCTTGTAAGGCTGACGATAAACTATCGTCTCCAGTTAATCCTGCAATAAAATCGTTTAATGCTGGAATACCTACATCGTTTAAAAAGGTAATAAACTTTTCAATCTGTGGCAATAAAGCAACACCTAATGATTCTTTGGCTTCATCAAATCCTACTTTTAAACGATCAATCTTGCCCTGGAATGTTTCTGCGTTTGCTGCTGCTGCGCCACCATACAAATCTGATAACTTAGTTTGAATCTCTGTAAAAGATAATGTGGCTAATTCTGCCTTAGATAAGCCAAGCCCTAATCTGCCTAATGATGTTGTGTTGCCATCTTGAGCACGACCTAATGCATTGGCTACTGATTCAAGGTCTTTGCCTGATGCTTTACTGATGTCTAATGCGAGTCCTAATAACTTTTGCGCTTCTACTGTGTCTTTTGTAGATACTGCCAATCTCTGTAATGCTGGGCGAAGTGCATCATCCGCTACGCCAGTGGCAAGGCTGGTCTTAAGGATCATGTCCTCAGTAGCCTTTACCTGGGCATCAGTAGCCCCTGTGGCGGCCTTTAAGGCGTTGGCTAACCTAAGTTGCGCAGCCTCATCTTCAATCGCTGCTTTAACGCCATCGATGGCTAATTTGCTTGCATAACCTGCTGCTGCAATTCCTGCTGCTGCAAATGCTAATGCAGCCTTTTTGCTAAAGTCGCCAATCTTGCTTGAACTCTTTTGAACTGTATCATCGGCTTGATCTAGTTTCTTTTTAAGATCATCAATATCAGCAAGGATTGATAACTTTAACGTGCGATTATCTCTTGCCATTATGTCCACTCCTTAAGAATGCGCTCAAATGATTCCTGCCACTTGTTCACTAATTCAGGCTGAATTCTGCGAAGAGTTGGGTATATGAACCATCCACGACTGCCACCGCCAGGTGCTCGCCCAGAAAAGGCCGGGAACTGTTTAAACCTGTTTGATCCAAACTCAATACCGCCCCAAAGCGTTTGCGTAGTAGCACCACCTGAAAATTTTTGTCTAGCAAACCCATATCTAAATTCACCGATTTTGCTTGACTTCGAAATGCTAACTCCGTCCGCAACTCTTTGCGCAACTTCGCCTGATTTCGTTCTGCCTCTAGCCGCTTGCTTAATTTCCTCTGATGCAAAATACGCCAAAGCAGCAGATTGCCTTCTTGCTTCATCCGTTGCTTGATCATCCATAAGTTTGAACGCTTTGTAAACATCCCGAAGGTCGGATTTGTCATAGGCAATTTTGGAATCATTAGCCATTATCCTCGCTCCTTCAAAATCTCAACTGCGGTTAGTAAATCTTCTGCGCTTGTCCATTCACTCATTGGTATATGGGTGGCTATTGCCACCGCAACAAGTAAACGGCTTACGCTTCCTTCTGGATGACTTTTGGGTCATCCGCATCACCGACAATTACATCGGCAACTGTTTCCATCCAGGCATCCATTGGCTTGACTGGTTTGTCCCCGGCAATAGCACGCTTATGGGCATGATAAGCCAAAAACATAAGATCCCACATGCCAATTTTTTCTTTGGCTTGTCCAATCGTGTTTCCTGTCTGTTTCTCCCATTTCGCCCACTCAGCTGGTTGGGCTATGTAAGTGGCTTGCTCACCTGAGTTGTATTCAATTGTTATTGGTAGTTTCATTTTGTTTGCTCCCGTTTTATTTTTTAACTAAATGTTTCAGCAACTTCACCACGTGCAACTGCAAAAGTAAATGATACTGTCTGAGCATCTACTCCTGAGCCACCTGCGGTTGGGTAAACTGGCAATACTGGAAATACAAACACTGCTCCAGTTGCTGCGGTTAGTGTAATTGAAATTTCTGAATTTGGTGCTGTATCGCATGCAGTCCAAAGTGCCTCGCATACTGATCCGGTCTTGCCCCAATCAGCAAGCATGTCCAATTGGAATGTGCCTGATGTGTTTACAACTTTGTAGGCTTCGCCATCTAAAGTCTGGTAAGTCTGACGATCAAACTCTTTGGTTAGAACTGCGTTTGTCGCTTGTGCTTCGATGTCTGTTCCACCTGTGAAAGACAAAGAAATATCGCGACCTGTTATTACTGTGGTTGCCATGATTCTCCTTTATGCGGTTTGTGTGTAATAGGTAGAAACTCGAACATCTGCAATAAGCAGAGTACTCGCTCCAACTTGTGTAACTGTAGGTCTTTCGACCGAACTGACTATGTATCCTGCGGGGATAACTGCCAGAACACTTAAAATGAGTTGCTCAATGTTGTCCAGGCTTGCTGGATTTGAGTTGTAAGCAACTGCGACTGAAATTGTCATGTTAATCTTTGTGCGGATTGCAGACTTGCTGATTGTTTCTAATTCTAAGTAAGGGCTATCTGGAACGATTACGACTGCCGGTGGAATAACGCTTTCTGGCACAAACGCATAAACGTTGCCCGCTACTGTTGCAAGTGCTGTTGCTAAAGGTTGTCTAACTGATGAAAGAATTGTTGATGGCATTATTGACAAATACTTTCAACATCTATGTATGCGCCAAGTAAACCAACGCATCGATTAAATAATGATCTGCCCATTCTAAATGGTGTTGCTGTGAAATCTACGCCTTCGATCTGACCTCCTCCTGCGAGGCGAGATTGAAATACTTCTAAAGATACTGCGAAGGTTGCTGAGCGAACTGGCTGATTGCCAACATAAGTTGATGCTGAAGATAAAGTTGCAGTTCCGGATGGGATGATATTTGCGCTCGCCACATTTGCGTTTGTAATGGCGCATGAGAATGTATATTGTCCAAGATTATCTGCCAAGATTGTGCGTGTTCCATTATAGGGCGCTCCACATCCTGCTATGACTACGGATTGTGATTCTGTAAATTCGTGAATTCCAAGTGTTGTAAATGTTGCTACGTTGTCAGTTAATGAAGCCTCTTGAATAGGGCTTTTAAATGTAACTAACATTGGAAGGATTACGCCTTCTGCTGTATCAATAATTTCATTTAAATAACTGTCGGAATAAAGAGATGAAGATACGCCAAGCACTGACCGCAACTCGGTGGCTGTGATAATTGATGGCATATCTTCCTCTCTAAACTCCCATTAAAAGATGCCTGAGATCGGGAGCAACCCCAGGCACTGATTTACTTACAGACTATGCAACCATGAATCGGTATGCGCCTGCGCCTACCTTTGTTGCTAGTGCGCCGTATCCGTAGTAAGAAACCTCAATTTGACCATTTAGGGCAACGTTGGTTTGTAAACGTGTACGTGCTGATTCGTACCATGTGTATGAATCTGGGTTGATTAAGATAAGTGAATCATCGGCTGTTGGTGCTCCAGTTGCCATGTTACGAGATACACGCAAGTTCAGACCAAGCAAGTTTCCGCCAAGTGATTGACCAGTTAGGTTTCCAC